TACGACATGAAGAAAGCCGCAAGTGTAGTCAAAAGAGAAAACGCAAGAGTCGCGAAGCTGATTGGAATTAATTCTGCAGCTAGATGTACAACTGTAAAGCCNGCAGGGACNACATCTCTGGCACTAGGAACGTCATCTGGTATTCANGCATGGCACAACGATTATTATCTTCGCAGAATCAGAGTTGGTAAAAACGAAAGTATATATAAATATCTACTTGAGAACCATCCACTATTAGTTGAAGATGAATTTTTTAGACCTCATGATACAGCTGTAATTAGTATACCTCAAAAAGCTCCAGCTGGATCTATACTTAGAACTGAATCACCTTTTCAACTACTTGAACGTATAAAAAAGGTAGCTACAGAATGGGTTGTACCTGGTCATAGAAAAGGATCTAATACTCATAATGTTTCTGCTACGGTTAGTTTAAAACCTGAAGAGTGGGAAGACGCAGGTGAATGGATGTGGGTTAATAGAGATAGTTACAATGGACTTTCTGTATTACCTTTTGATGGCGGAACTTANACTCAAGCTCCTTTTGAGGATATTGATGAAGGAACNTATATAAATAGGTTACAACAAATAACAAGTATAAATTTAGAAAATGTACTCGAATCCGAAGACAACACTGATCTTAGCGGTGAGCTTGCTTGTGCTGGTGGCGCTTGTGAAATTAATTAATACTATGGTTCCAGGATAATTGAGCGCGCATTCCATAGTATAAACAATAAAAGGGAGGTCTTTCGGCCTCCCTTTTTGGTTACAGGAACTTTGGGTATGGTGCCCATTATTTTCGTTCCTTATTTTACATTTCTATACATTTTTCTATGTGTAGGATCTTTTATAGCAAAAAGACCTAGCTTACCTTTAGCTTTTGCTTTTTTGCTTCTAGGTATTCTGTAGGCTTTCATTTGATATTCTTTACCATCAATTTCTACCCCATGGGTTTTTCTTTTTAAAAAGCCACCCCAGTCTTTATTCATTTTTTTATTTCTATGTCCCATAATATTAGCATTTCCATCTTTTTCTAGCAGCTTTACCCCTTTCGCCAGTCCAACTTTTTGACCTTGCACAGAAAGCTTTTCTTCTTTTCCAAGCTTTACTACCTTTTTTTACCTTACCAGTTACGGCGGTTTTAAGTTTACTACCTGGATTTTTCTTCCTGTATTCAGCAACACCTTTCTTAGTCATACCAGCTCCTTCTTCGGTTGTTCTAAAATTACGACCTTTTCCTTTTGTAGTTTTTCTAGGCTCAGACATTACTTTTTCTTTTTAATAGGTACACAATTAGGCACTTTTTTCCCTCCTTTTTTCTTCATACCTATAGCTTCATATCCTTTCCAACAAGGATTTTTCTTTTTACTCTTCTTCATCTTGACATTCTATTAAACTTTCTATTAAGTTTTTTAGCTTTTCTAGCGTCCATACCTGTACCACTTTTATTTGTAGCTACTAAAGTCTTTTTAACTTCTCCTTTTCTATTATATATATCCAAAGATTTAGCTGATGGTGTTTTTACCATTTTACTAGTTGTGGTTACATCTAAAAACCTAGGATTACCGCTTGAAGAAAATACCTCTTTTTGTCCTGAATAATTAGTATTCAAAACTGCTTTTACCTTACCTTTTTTAGTATATGTTTTAGTTTGTCCTCCAGGTTTTCTTTTACTACCCTTAGTTGTTACTTTTTTCTTAGCTGGTTTCATAATTATTTTTTACTTTTTTTATATATTTCTTTATCAACCTCTCTACACCAGTGTAATATTTCATCCACTTTTTCTTCAAGGTCTTCTATATGATCTGTTTGCCATTCTTGCTTAAGATCGTATTCTAATCTTTTAATTTCTGATGGCGGTAATTTTTTAGCTTCTTCAATGTCAGAAGCAAGAGTATAATACATGCCGACAAACATGGACGTTACTACTATAATACTTACAACAGTCTTTATATCTACTTTAAATTCTGTTCCTTCTCCTAGTTTCATTTGTTTTTCTTTTTATATAGTTCTTCTATTTTTTTAACTCTATCAGCTTCATACTTTAATGTATTAGCTACTGAGTCACTTAGCCCCAAGCTTATTAGGGTGTCTATTTGGTTTTGTTTATTTAACTTATATAATCTAGCCTGCTGTTTTGTTCTTTTACTANCAGGTATTGGAGATGATTTTTTAAGTCTAGCAGGAATACTATCATTTTCCATTAGTCTCAATAGTTTATCAACTCTTTTTTGTTCTGTATTGTATTTCTCTCTTATAGTTTTTTTACTGAATCCCAAACTATCAAGCAATTCTACTTGTCTAGTTTTATTCATATCATAGTATTTTTTAACGTTAGCATTAGTCTTTTTATCCGCTTCACTTATATCAGTTCTTTCCTCTTCTTTAACGTAAGGAACATATAGTTTTTCTTCTTTAGGTTTGGAAGTTGTTTTAATTCTACTAGTATAAATCTTGCCAGATTTTTTTTCAGCTGCTTTTATAGTTGCTGCTCTCGTGCCTGAATTCTCCATCTTTTTAATGTCATCTTCACTATACCCATGCTGCGTAAGAATATCTATCTGTTCAGCTTTAGAATACTTAGTTGGATCCTCTTGGGCTTGTTGATATTTCCAATCTTCTTTTTCCTGTTGCCAAGTTTCGGTTTTTTCTTTTTCATTTTCCAACTGCCATTCTGGCCAACCTAATAAAGCTGCAACTTTTTGCCACGTCTCACTTTCCTCACTCATAGCATATTGAACGTTATCGATTTTTTGTAAAAATCTATCTAGTGGAACATTTGTAGTAGCTGAAACAACTTTGGCAAATGCTGTAAACGCTGGATTATCTAAACTAAAACCCTTATCAATCATCTCATCACGTCTTTGCTGTGTATCAAACTGCCAAGCAGCATTTTTAAGTTTACTAACTTTGTTTTTTATAGCAGGAGAAAATCCTAATAATTGCCAAGCTGCGTCTTGAAACTTAGGTTGTTTTTTACCTACTCTCTTGTAAGCATCTATAGCTGTATTCTTTAACACAGATATAGTCATTCCAGCAAATCCAGTACCTCTTAATATACTATCAAGCATTCCATTCCCTGTATCTAAAAACTTATTTTCAATTTCAGCATCCCCTAAGTCATCATCAAAACCAACAGCGAAAGCTGCTTGCTGCATAAAGTTGAACCACAGGTTTTGCATAGCTCCATAATAAAGTATCTTACCTATTTTAGGTAATGGATTTCCTCCACGTTTATTAATTATATCTTTTATCTCTGTAAGTTGCAGTCTATTATACTGCATAGGAGTGTTAACAAACTGTAATAATATTCTACCCATATCACCAGACTGTTGTTGAGATATCTTACTAGGATCACTTGATTGTTGAGATTTTTCAGAAATTTCCATAAACTCCCCAAAGGCTTTTCTTTTTGCTTCTGCCTCAGATAAGCCTTCTCTCTTCATGATATCATTAATCCTATTTCTATACCACATAGCACCACCAGAAGCAATAGCAAAACTATCAGCAAATTTTGTAGGCAAATACCCTTTTTCTAATATATAATTTACAGCTGCTTTAGCTTTATTACCACCAGTTGCAGCAGCGTCGGCAATCTCACTTTCAGATATATTAAGTTTTAAACCATTACGTCTATCAACCAAATAATCGGAGTTCATTATATCTACAAAATCTTTCCAATATTGTTTTTGGTTTGCAAAAGCTTTCCCCATTTTCAATGGATTATTAAAAGATGTGTTAGTATAGTTCGCCGAGGAAAGTGTTTGTAGTATAGCAGATCTCATGTTTAAGAACATGATAGTTCCTTGAGCATTGTTTATATAATCTAGTGCTCTATCGCTTAATCTATTACCACCTTGTATTCTGTTTTTACCAGCTTTCATTCTGGCTAAACTATTTTCTAAAGCTTCTCTATACTTTGGACCATAAGCCGCTTCTAACTTATTCATGTTCTTTTCAGAGAACATAACATCAACATTACTTTGCCACTCTTGTAGGTATTTACTTCTTTTAGTGGTGTTTAATAAGTCTATAAAATCAGTTGTTATAGTACCTGATAACCAATGTTGCTTAGGTTTTGCATAACCGTCACCTTTAGTGATTGATAATATTTGATTTGCAAATGCAGAGAGTTTAGGATCATTTTCTACTATTTTGTTTAACTCAACTAAATCTGTTTTAGATAAACCTGGCACTTCATAACCCATTTTATTATACAAGTTTACTCTTACAGCTTGCTCTTTAGTAAATCCAGATTTAGTACTTTCTCTTAAGTCTTTTGGTACATTTAACTCTTGCTTTAACTTTTTAAAATCTTGCATTAAGTTAACTCTATCTTGAGATAAAGATCGTTGAGCTCTATTGTAGGGTTTATATAATGTTTCATTATAAAACTCTCTTTGAGAGTCTCCAACCTTACCTTTTCCTAAAGTGTAATCTAACAAACCAGAAAAGTCTTGAGCTGATGGACCCATTATTTTATAACTTCTAACCTCAGCACCTCTTACTTTACCTTTTGCTCTTGAAAATTCTTTTTCAGCACCAATACCAGTTTTGCCTTCTATTATCTGGTTAAATCTTTTGTCTAACTCTACAGAACTTTTATTTATTCTAGCTTGTTGAACTTGAGACTTAACATCTATAGGTTCTAAAGCTTTTTTAACAGCGTCTACGTTAGCCATATGGTCATCAGCGAAGTAAAAGTCGTTGTAACCTTCTCCAGCTTTACCAACTAACCATTGTGCTTTAGCTTCACCCGTAGAATTACCAAGACCTACTATATTTTCTAAAGGTATATCAATTCCCATTTGTTTTAAAAACTCATGTATAGCTGGTGCCGATTCAGCTGCTCTAGCAGTTAAGATAAACATATCTCTATCTCCCTCTGCTTCTTTCATTTTCTTCATTAAGTCAAACAATGGTCCTTTTTTACCATCAACAACTTTGTTAAAATCAGAAAAATCCATTTTCCAACCAGCATCAACTAAGTCTTTCCCATTTTTAGCAAACTCTTCAGCTGTTAGTATTTTCTTTTCACCACCTTTAGTAGCAAACACTTTACTGTTTGTTCTAGCGACAGTATCATCAAAATCAAATACTCTAGCTTTTTTAACTGGTGCATCTATTTTTCTACCGTTCTCTAACGCTTTATCTGCTTTGTCTGTAATTTCTATTAACTCGCTTTTCGATTTACCTTTAGTTGCTGACTTACTCATATAAGAAATATTGTCTACAACTTTTCTATCATAGTCAGTTACCTTTTCATTACGTTCTATTTTAGCAGCTATCTCATGTTCTTTACCATATTTGGAAGCTTCAAAATCTTTTGTCTCTATATATTTTTTAAGATTTAACATAGCTCTAGCTCTTCCATCACCAAACGTAAACTTATTATAAGCACGAGGATATCTTTCTCCTCCTTTAACTATTAAAGATCTTCTAGGTGTTTCTGTTTTGAAAGAATCTTCTAACATTTTATCAAAACTGTTTTTATCACCTTTGGTTCTACTAGTTTCTACTAGCGCAGTTTCGTATTGTTCAAATAGTTTATTTATATTTTCTCTTGCACTTTGTTTAAGTTTTAAACCATTCCAATTATTTTTGTTCTGCATTTCAGCTACAATCCTACGTAACATTGGATCAGCAGCACGCTTGTGTTCTATTGTTAGATCTTTTAGCACGTCACCTTCGAATGGAACCATTACGTCAGCCAAACCAGCAGCTTCTCTTAAATGTGTTCTCATGTTAGAGTTATAGCTATTGAGCTTTAATAGCAACATCTCAGCATCCATGTTTCCTTTCTTAAACTGAACAAAATCATCTACAATTTCATCTACTAAAGCATCTCTTGACAATTCTGATTCTGCCACCCTTGTTTCGTATTCTTCTACTAATTTCTCAAACTTCTCAGGATTATTTTCAGCCCAGTTAGGATCTTTAGCTATTTCTTTTACGTAGTCTAATAAGTACCTTACGCTTTCTGGCTTTTGACTTTTCTTAGTTAAGTCTAATTTCTCACCATTAAGTTTTACTCCACCAGTTAATCTTCCCTTTTCGTTTGTTTTAAATTCTAACTCAACCCCTTTAGCTTTCAATATAGGTTTCATCCTAGCTAAAAGATCGGGCATTGCTTTAAAAAACTGTCCTCTATGACCTTCAATACCACCTGCTGTAACTAAGTGTCCTGCGTTATTTTTTAAATAACTAGTTACTGCAGCTTCTAATTCTTTACCTTCTAATCCATCAATCTTTCTGTCAAAGTAATCCATAGTTCTAACTATACCTTCTTCAGCTCTAAGATAAGCATTTTCCTTTAAAGTATATTGTGCTTTTTCTCCAAGCAGTTGTTTTGCCATTTTATCTGCTTCAGTTTTTTCTGCAGTAATTTCATCTAAAGCTTCTTTAGTCTCATACTCAAGTACGTCTTTTTCTATTTCTGATTTTATTTTCTTAAGCTCTTTACCTTCAGCTTCTATTTTTAATTTAGTAGCTTTAAAACCTTCTTGAACTTTTGATCTAACTTTTATAAATTCCTTAGCCATTTCATTAGCTACACCTTTTGTTATTTTAAAACCCTCAGCGTATTCTTTACCGACTAATTCACCATATATTTCTTTTACTTTGTCAGCATCCAGAGTTCTACCTAATTTAGGAGCAAGCTCCATCATCTTGTTATTTACATCTGATACGATATCTAATATAGAAGAAGCATTACCTTCTACATGTTTGTTTATCGCTTTACGAACAGCAGCACTCTTTCTAAAATTAGATATTTCAATTTGTTGATTTACTTTTTCTTGAAAACCTTTAACATCACCTTCTTTAAATGCTTGATCAAAACCTTCTATAGCATTACCTTCTGCCATTAGCCTTTTCACATCGGACATGTAATTATCTCTGCGTACGTCAAATTCTTTTCTACTTATTTGACCATCAGCTAATTCCATTTGAGATGTTTCAAAATCTTTTTCTGCTAAATCAAGTTTGTTTTCTATTTCATTTTTAGCATCTATTATTTCTAAAAATCTTTTACTACCATAGCTGTCTGCTATTTGATAAGCTAAACCATCTCTTTTAGCTTGCCATCTACTTGGCGCTGCGTCTTTTATAAACTGAGCTTTATCTAGCTCTGTAATATTGCTTTTAAGTTTCACTGCTTTAGGTCCTGAAGTAAACCTGTTGTCTCTTCCTGTTGAACTAGCTTCAGCGCTTTTTTCAACTAAGTATGGAAAATTTCTAGACAAATAACCTACAGGTAGCGTTTCAATTATACCTTCAAAAGCATTATCAAGATACCTTAGGTAATCAGCTTTCTTTTTACCCATAGTTTCAGCTACTGCTTTCTGTCCTTTAGCTCCAAAATCTTTTTTAAACTCTCTTATAAAGGGGGATATAGTTTGATTTTTACCAGCTGGAGTGTTAAAAGCTTTAATAAGTTTTTTAAAATCTAAATCAGCAAAAGTTTTATCTAACTTAGTAGTGCTCTCAGGTTTTAATTTAGTTTTAAGTAAAACCTGTTTAGACGTTAGAGGTTTATAAGCCGGTTTCACTGGACCTTCACCAAAAGTTTTATAAGAACCATCTGTTGGATCAAAGCCGCCATCTTCTTTTAATTTATCTAGCGAAAGCTCTGTATCAAATACTCCCATAGCTTTTTTAATGTTTAACCCTTTTTGATATATGTAAGAATTAATCCATGGGAAAAAACCTTTACTTCCGCTAGTAGTTTGTTTTGCTTTATCAAAACCCTTAACATGGTTAGTTAACTCGCCATAAACACTTTGTACAAACTGTTTATCTAGCTCTGGTGTCCAACCTTTCTCGTATCTATTAACTGGAAGTTGTGCGCCGATTAATTTATCAAGTAAACCTTTTTTAGTTATTTCTTGTAATGCTTTTCTAGAGCCACCTTCATTCCATGTATCTTTATACTTAAGGTACAATTTATTTATTTCAGGGCCAACATCTGCTACTTTTTTATTAGCACTTTTAAACAATTCACTAGGGTTGTTAAATTCTTTTACAGCTTCATTAGCTACTTTACTTGCTTTAGCAAAGTCTTTGCCTTCAGCTTTAGCGTAGTGTAGTAGAAAATCTCTAGCGTCTACTCCATCAGCAAAAAATTCTTCACCAAAGTTTTTATTGCTATCAGATATTAATTCGTTTAGTTTACTTTTAAAGTTTTTGAATGCTCTTGTTTTATTAGCTCCTGAGATATAAGGATCTAATCTACCATCTCTAACCATTTCAGCATATATAGTCATCCATTCAGATCCTCTATAACCTTGTTTATAATCAGGATGACTTTTTAATTGATCTAAAACTAATTCATACTCACCTGTTTGTTTTAAAACATCTACAAATTGATCAACTAGAATTTCACCTTTAGGCCCTTGAATATATCCCTCTATAACAGGATGTATCACTTCGTGGAACATAGTATTTTTCTTAGCTCCATCTATTATTTTAAAGTGGTTACCAGATCCAGCCTCACCAAACATAGGCTTACTTCTTTCAAAACCTTCTTCAAATTCTATTCTAGCTGTATTAGCTTTTGACTTATCAACAAAAACAAACTCCTTACCACCTACATTAAAGTTGTATCCATAGTTAGTTTCGGTAATATCACCAGCTTCTATACCTCTATCTTTGAATTTTTTAAGTGCTTCATTAACTTCAGCTGTAGTTTCATATTCTTTAACCTCTGCTTTATTAAATTCTCTTTTTAATGTTTCAATATCAGCTTTATTACTTGCAGCATTTTCTTTTATAAGCTTTCTTTCTACTTCTAATAATTCTGATTGTCTTTCTTTTATCATTTCTAATTCTAAATCTAAAGTGCTTTTAGATATATTATTAGCTTTATAAGATTCTCTTAAAGACTTTTCTCTAGCGTTGAGCTCCATACTTTCTTTTTGAGCTTTAAAAAAGTTCTTTTGTGTATTAGATCCTTCTTTAAATTGGTAACCATCTTGAACATCTGCTAATTCCTTACATCCGTCTACATAGTTTTTAGCAGCTTTTTCACTCATACCAGCTCCTTGCAACTCTTTAATCAACCTGTTTTGAGTATATAAATCTGTTTTTCCTTGAAAGTCTACAGCTTCAAAATTTAATTGTTGACCTAGCAATATTTGATCTCTTAAGTTTGTACTTTCACCTCTGGATATTCTATTAATAATTTTATCCATGTTGCTATTCATAGTACCTTCACCAAATACATGTTTTCTAGCTGCTGACTCACCTTCCATTCGGTATCCATCAAGAGCTGATTTTAAACCTAAGAACTTAAATATTTTATTTGTATTTTCAATCTCAGCCTTCTTTTGAGCGTCATTGAGTTTGTTATTATTGTTTATTTCTTGAATCTTTTTAGTCTGAGCTTCTGCTAATTGAGCTTCACTCCAGTGAGTTTTACCTTCACCATGATTTTCCTTACTCCATTTTACAAGTTTCGGTAAACCCATTTGTTTACCCATCATGTTCCATTTTTTAGTACCAGCATTACCAGTCATTGATGTAACATTATTTGAAATGTGTTTAAACGCTAATCTACCATCTTTAAAACTAGTTCTTGCACCCATCACCATCATAGCACCAAACGTTTCTATAAAAGAATCTTCATCTAAAGCATGATCCCAGAACTGTTGATAAGTCATCTCACCTTTCCATAGATCAGCAATACTACCAACCATCTCTCCTGCTTTTATAGTAGCTGTACCTATACCGGCTTGCAACATTTTCTTAGGCATATAGGAAATACCACCTACTAATAAAGGGTTTTTAGCCATTATTTCAGTAGTTTCTGTCCATATTTTTCCAACAGCACCTCTACCAAGTACACCTTGTCTTGCTAACATAGCGGCTTTAAAACCAGCGTAATTTCTACTAAGCATCTTAAAACCCATCTTAGCTCCAACAGCACCAAAAGCAAAAGATCCAACAGGCATTCTTTCTCTACCCCATAAAGCACCACCTATTTGATTTGATCCTTCAAGTATCATTGCTTCATGTACCATAGCTTTGGTCCAACCTCCCATAACGGTAGCGGCTCTTCTACTAAATCTAGGTGCTTTTGATGCTAATTTAGTTGCTCTAAATAAATACCTAAACATTCTAGTAGCTTTATAACCTATATTAGCTAAAGCAACCTCAGAGCCCATACCCACCGTAGCGAACTCTATAGCCGCAGTCTCTAAAAGCATTACACCAAACTGAGGAACTACTTTACCCACTTTGTAAAACATAGATTTATCCTCTATTTTTTTATTAAGCACATCCTGCAGCTTCTCTCCTTTTTCATTTTCATCTATTCCAAAATCTTCAGCCAGAGAATATACAAACTCTTGTTGTATATCTTCGTCTGTAAGCGCTACATGATTAAGTGGTTTTAAGCCTATAGCTTCTGGAGTACCATCGATTATACCTCTTAATAGTTTGCTACCACCATCTATTATATAGCTTTCATCTTCTGTTACCTTAGCATTATAATTTTTCATTGTTTTAAGTGGATCATAATTTAATAGATACACTTCTGAAAGAGCTCTTAATTTATTTAAGTTAGAATTATATTCTTGTACTGATATATGTCTAGAAGAACCTACTAAAGGAGTTAACTCTTCAAAATTTAACAATCCTGTTTTATCAAAGTTAGCTATAGCTTTATCAAAGTATTTAAAGTCATCAGCTGTTGTTTTAGAATCTAATTTAGTAGTTACATTAAAACTTTCAGAAAACTCTTGAGTAAAAGCTCCCACGCTGAAACCTTCTGTTTGTCTTAAATAACCTGCCTCATCATAAACGCCTCTAATGTCTTTTATATTAGTCATTAAAGCAAGTTGAACATTTCTTAGTAATTTACCTACTGTTTCGTTCGTGAAAATACCAGTATTATAACTATTAAATATTTCTTCATATTCTGTTAACGCTTTTTTACCAGCATCAGATAGATCTTCTTTCTTAGGATTTAATATGGTCTCTCCTGTCATAGGATCAATAATCATTTTTATTTCACCTAATTTTAAATCTTTAAAGCCTCTTTGTATTATAGACTTATACTTATCTCCCATCTCCATTAATTTAATGAAGTTTGGATCTTTACCAAGTTGTTCTGTCGCTTTAACAGTTGCCTCCATCAAGGCTTCGTTTCCTTTTTCTTTTTTATACTCTTCAGAAAAACCACTATATATTTCTTCGGCTTTTTTGTTTATTGCATTTTGATATTGATCTCTAAGAACTAGCGATTGTTGATTTAACGTAACTATATCGTCGGCATCTTGAGCAGTAAACCTACCTAATACAGATATTTGATTAGCAGAAGAATTATAAGTATCTAAATCTGTTATGGTTTTTATTGTTTTTACTTTCTTTTCAATATTTGCTTTAAAAGAATCAGTAGTCTCACCATCTAAATTAATTGAAGCATCTACAACTTGTAAATCTGACTCAACATTGCTAGCTATTAACTCCTCAGATTGTGTTTTGTTTGCTATTATATTGGCTTTAGTTATTTCAGTTTTTAATTTAGCACCTTCAGGAGATTTATTAAACCAAAATGTCATTAATTTATTAGTAGCATTAGCGTAGGCATATAATGTTTCATTATACAGAGATTCACCTCTTCCTTGGTCGTTTAGCGTAACGTTGAAAATTCCCATTCCTGTAAGTTCACCACGTTGAACCTTTTGCCAGTTGGTATTAGCTTCGTAATAATTTCCTAATAATTCTGAATATTCATCTCTAGTTTCTTCATTTGAAAACATTTGTAAACCATTAAAGAATTTAGGGTCTTCTTTTTTTATAGGCTCAATTGTTTTTTCATTCCACCAGGTGTTTACTATTTCAGGAGACATTGGCGTTCCATCATTAGAATTTAGGTAATTAGTAAGAAAACCTCCAAAACCAACACTTTCTCCTTGAGCATCTCTAGTTGATATAACACTACTTTCAAAACCTTTGTTAGTAGGTGACACAGCGTCTATTTTAGACTTGTTAGCATATACTTGTTGATTTCCTTTTAGATTTAAGTAAGCTACTTTATCTAAGGTTTCTTTACTTGCTCCAGCATTTTTAAGCATTGTTAAGTAAGTTCTAACCTCACCTATTTTATCCATATCCAACGCAAAGTCATGTGTCATTACTTTCCACGGTGAATTAGGTACTTTACTAAAATGAGAATGTAACATATCATCAACATCCCCTCCTTCATCACTTAGTTCAGGTAAAAACTTTAATGATGCGTTATGATACATTGGTTTCTTTAACGCTATTTCGTCGTCTATTTTATCGTCTTTTGGCTTTAATACACTTTGCAAAAAATCTTCTTTTGGCTTTAAAACTCCAGAATAAGCATTAACATCTCCAGTCATCAAATTTTTCATTTGTTGAGTAGAGTATTTAATGGATCTATCAATGCTATCCAAGTTGAAAATACCTGTTTTCATATTACCAATCTTACCACTTTTATAGGCGCCTATTATGTCTTCATCTGTCCTACCTTCTAATAACGGTTTATAAGTTGAGTAAAATTGATTAAACTCTTGTTGCTCTCTACTAATTTGTTTTTGAGGTTCACCTTTCCCTAAACCTTCTGTCATTTTTTTATAAAAATCTTGAGGTGTACTTACATCACCAACTAAATCATTATCATTTTCTTTTAACCATTTATATAAATTAACAGTAAAGCTAGAACTAGAAGATAAATCTTTTATCCATGCTTCTTTACTACCAGCTCGTTGTGCATAACCACTATCTCCGGCTGTTAATGAATCCCATATTTGATCTCTATAATTTGGCATATTTATTTATTGAGTTGTGGTTCAAATTTTCCTATTGTTGACTTTTCATTAAACGCTTCTATACCCTCAGTATTTAATTCGTTGTCTAATTGACCTGGAGTACTATTTTCGTAGAAATCAGGCATTGAATCAAATAGATTTTGCAGCATAAAGTATTTAATTTCATTTTTCATTTCAGTCGAACTCATACCATTGAAGTCTTTAAACTCTCCAGTTTGAAGTGCGTTTTCCATATAATAATCATCAGCATATCCACCTATTAAACCTTCTAATTGACCTTCTAAATTATCTTCGTTTATATATGTATCTAACAAAATACTACCACCTTTGTTTAAGTAATAATCAGCTATTTGGCCTTTATCATAGATTCTTTGTTTACTTACGTCACTACTACTAGGAGCTAGTTTACTATCTACTAATTTTGTTTTCTTACCCTTTCTTTCTTGAGTTTTACTAGCAAAAAGATTTGGATTTTTTGACAAAATCTCTCCATGCTTTTCTATAAAATCATTTTTTTCGATTTCTTCTACATGTTTGAAATATTGTCCTCCGTCTTTAATACCTTGTTTGTATATTTTACCTAATTCAACTATACCTATAGTTTGATCATACTTATACTCTTTATCGGTTCTTTGTCCTTTGTCATCATAATATTCGCTGTAATCACCAGCTGTTCTAGCGTTTTTATCTGTAAGCCTTTTTATCCTTTCATCTATAGCTGTTACATCGCCAGAAGGGTTTTTCTTTAAGGCCTCTTCTCTTTTCTTTTCTAAATCTTTTATTATTGGAGCGTTTCTTTCGCTTTCTTTTTTTATATCTTCGTCTGTTGTCAAAGGTACAAATAACCAATTCATAGGGTTAGCTGGATCTTGCTGAAGAATAATATCATCTCTACCATTATCCATGCGTTGAAAAAGCAATTGTAACTGAGGATCAGAACTTGCCAATATAGCCTTAGGATCACCAGGAGCTAAACCTTTAGACGCTGACCATTCTTGATGTGCTAAAGTTAAAGCTTCTAATTGCTGCTTAAGTGCTTGAACTTGAGACACTGCATCAGCTGTAGCTGTTTGTAAATCTAAAGCAGAACCATTTGGACCAATCTCATTTAAGGTTTCATTAAGTTTATCACCAACAACTTTTAAAGCATTTTGGATTTGGTTTTGCATGCCTAATCCTTCTTTAGAATCTTCAACCTTACTAGTAAAGCTATTTAAAGCTGTTTTAGCTTCAGCATACGCCTCGCTAAATGGACTAGCAACTCTGTCCATATAATCTCTATTTTCTTTAACTTGCTTTCTTCGTCTTTGTAAAGCAGCACTTAGCATCTCTTGACTTTGTGCCATTTGCTGTCTATATCTAGACATAGTTTGAGCCATTAAAGCTACATTTTCTGGTCCATATAGTTGACTGGGATTTTCGTAAGCATTTCCGTTTGCCATGTTTTTTTATTTTAATTTTGTTACTATCCGTTGCTAAATACGCTTTGTGAAGGGTCTAAAAGTGCTACTGTACCGCCTCCAGTAGGAGTAACGACCGCTGCTGTTCCGCTAGTGGTGCCAGGATTAGTAGATAGCGAACTACTAACCGGCCCTACTTTCCCGTGATACCAAGAGCTTTACTGCCTAATCCAGCATCTAAACCTAGTGACAACGCGGTGGTTCCTGCTTGTGTTACAGCTCCTGCTGCTTCCATACCTGCAGCTTGCGCCGCTTGATCATAAGCAACAGATTGAGCTCCAGCTCTATCAGCTAATCCAGCCATTCTATTACTTGTTCTAATATCCCTTGCTTCTTGTCTATCATATGCGGCTGTTTCTTCCGTTAGTGCAGCTTGTTCTAAAGCCATTTTTTGACCCATTACTTTTGCTTCACCTTCTACTCTTAATTTTTGATTTTGAAGTTCTTGAGTTTCTATAGAAGCTGCTACACTTGCTTTACTAGACGCTGCTGCCATAGCTAAAGCAGTAGCTCCACCTCCACCACTTGCTCTAATAGAATCTAAAGTGTTCGCTAAAGATTTATCTGTTTCTTCTATTTTAATATCAGCAGCTTTAGTCGCCACACCCATTTGAGCATATGGATTAAATACTTGATCCTTCATCGCTCTAATTTTATCAGCATTGTTAATAACAGGTTGTCTAGCGGCTTCAAAAGCTTTTAATCTTTTCTCCATTCTTGCTTGCTTTGCAGCTTCAATCATAGAGTTATTTTTATTTTTTTGAGCGTTTGCAATTCCCAAGCCAGCGCTTGTTAAAGCTCCAGCTCCAGCTACTATCGCTCCTACAACTAGGATAGTACTCATATCTTTTTATTTTTAATGTATTCTTGAAATTCTTTTTGATTCATCGCAACTATGTTTTTTTCTATTTCGTCTATATCTTTAGTATTAGTAGGGTTTTTGTGTATATTAACAAATATAGAATCTTCATTTGCGAATATAACTCGTTGGTCTCCTGGGCTAGAAACAACATAACAAGGAGCTATATAATCTTCCACCCCTTCTTTTTTAGCTATAGTTACATGACCTTCTAACAAAAACCATATATGTAAATGTTTATGTATAGCTCCTACAACTAAATTATCTTTTTTCAAATCCATTCGCCTGAGATATATACTATCNGCAAACTCATGCGAGATGGTTACTCCGGGCGCTTCTCTGACAATATCTTTGCCATTACCTACTATAGTGCTACCATCTTCATTAGCTATCATTAAGTCAGCTAATTGTTTTATTTGTTGTTTTCTACTTTCTATTAAATTTGATTCCATTGTATTATCTTGAAGATAATACATATTCAGATGAAACAGAAAATAATTCTTTTCTACCTCCTGGTTGAGTAGTATTATCTAGTTGTAATTTTACTATTGTTACGTATCCTTTTATACCCGTTAACATACCTTGAGTTTGATTTAAACCAGTTTGACTCATGTTGGGATAAACAGCTAAAGGATATATCACTTCAGAAGGCCTAGGATTTACATTATCACTGATTAAATCTGCTACATATCTATTTTCTTTTAGTGTAAAACCAGCATTAGCAGGGTACCCAAAGCTATCAATATATATTCCCTCATCTAAACTTTTCACTTTCGCAGCTGAGTCTCTATAGTTTATACCATAAGTAAANGAACTTGAAGGTGAAAGCAANTGNGGATTNGTTCTATCAAATTCTTGATAATCAGAATAAGCNTGTTCCATAGTCCAACCATTACTACCTTCATAAGATATTGTTTTAAAGTTTTTAGTAATATTAGGTATTGGATTAAATATAAAAGTAACACTAGATTCAGCAGGCGTAGAAGCTCCGTAAAATTTACCATAGTTATTAGAAACCTGAGGTGAGCCAACGTAGTGTTGGTAAAGAGAACTATTTTTAAAACTATAAAAGTAGTTTTTTAAACTAGATATAAATAAAGGTCTATAAGAGTAAAAACTAACCCAACCTCTAATGTTTTCATCAAAATTTAAAGTCTCATAATCGTATTCTGTAACCTCACAAGATTGACTTGAGTATATAGTGTCAGGAACTTTTTGTATAGATAATGTATAGTTTTTATTATATATATCCCAACCACCAGCAATTCTATCTCTTCTTACAACACTAATTGCCATTTGATAATTTAAAGCTAAAGTGTTTGTAAAAAACGGAGAGTTTAAAGTTATTAAAAAATTAGATGGATTAGCAGGATCTTCTATTATTTTATCTATATATCTAACTATTATTTCTACAGGTGGTACTGGAGCACCAACCTCAGGGCTGAGTGTAACTCTACTTCCTAAACTTATAAGACACGAATTATTACTAGCGCATATTTTATCTTTAGGTATACTTAATACACTTGATTCTGTATTAGTAGGAGGAGAATATACTAAGCCAGTTATAACATTTGTTGAAAGTTTATTTAGATTAGACAAACTAGCTAATTGATCTCTAAAATAATCAGTCATACCATAATCAGATATTTCAGTGATACCATCCATTGATAATCTACACACAACACCTCTATCCCTATCTGTAAAATACTTTCTATAGCCATGTACAGCAAAGCTTTCAGGATTTTTACTTATACCGTATTCTCCTGCATATGCTGATTCTTGACCAAAGAAAGTTATTCTACCTGTTTCTCTAGAACCTTGAGTACCTGAATAAAGTACGTTTTTATTTATTAATACTTTGTTTATTTTACGCTCTTGAAAAACATGTAGATTAGTATTTTCAGTATACAAAAATTGTATACTACCATTTATGGCGTCCATATCTTTTTCTATATCTTCAGCTACAGAAAAAACGTTTGTTTCGTTATACCCTGTTCTTGTATTTAAAACACCAGAATGAATTAAACTTTGAGATCTATATATACCTTCAGGGTTATCTAAAACTGTATAAGCTCTAACACCTAAAGAACACCTATTGTTATTAAAACCACCTTTATGAGTAGCTTCCTCTACGTACCAATTACATGCAAAATTAACGTTGTCATTGATGTACTGGGGTCCACTGTAAAAATGTATAGTTCCTTGTTTAGAATAGCTACCTGCTGCAGCCCCATACATAGGAGCGTTATACCAAGCGAAAGGAGGGTATTGAGACATTGCTGATTGAAATTGACTAGGATTAGATCCAAATCTTCCTTCTTCACCAGCTGGAGATATAGCAGATGGTCTCCACGGAAGACCAACCCAATAACCTGATATGTTAGCGTTCCAATAATCGTTGTTATTTGCCGCATTAATTGCTTGATTAGCAATAGGTAACCCTGGATTATTAGAACCACTAGGATAATCGCCATCATATTCTTCGTTTGAAGCAGCTTTTAATGGAACAACTTTTTTTATCCAAAAAGAATTAAAGTATTTTATTTCTATTGTTTTAGCCATTATAAATTAATATTAAACCATAAATATTTATATTCTACACTAGCTTGATCTTTACCCACTAAAGGAGTAAAAGAGGTTCCATCGCTATCGTACACTTTCATTGTAGGAGTAGATCCATTTGTAAAACCTGGGTTTCCAGCCCATAACTCATATCTTCCAGGTCCGTGATTTGCCGTTGGAAATCTTCCTGAAGTATCAAGTATGTTCGATGTTTCCGGTATTTTTACACTTAAAACGTTACCACTAGCATATGCTTGGTTGGTTTGTACGTTAGACAATACATCATATTCTGCTACATCGCACGCAGTGTATGTATAAGCACCACCAGCACCTGTTCTTTTATACAACTTAGGAAGCAGAGCGCTGTTTGTCATACCAACTTCGTTGCCATTTACAACTGTTGGTATGCTTGCAATAGTTGAAGATGGGGATGAAGTTTTTGATGATGAAGAATTACAGAGACCACTAACAGCACCTGGTGCTCCATCACTTACGTGTCGCCACTCAGCTTGAGCCCAATCTCCAGTAAAATTACAAACTGCAAAATCATATTTTTTAGATCCATTAAAAAACTTCATCGTGCAAATAAGCCCATTGTTGAAATTAGGTAAATTTTGATTTCCTGTTGGCTTCCAGTTAGAAGCAGTAGTCCATTTGCTAATATAAAAATCACCTAAAAATACACATCTTTCCCCTTGGAAATATTGATTTATAAATACGTTAGGATTATTACCTGGTCCACCTAATTTGTATTGAGTAAAACCTCCAAAACTAGTGCTACTACTACCACCTTCTTGACAATAAACCTGAGTATCCCAAGCTGGATATAATGTGCTAGGGGTACCGGTACCCATATTTCCATCTCTTCCTGTTTCAACTTGTATGTCTGGAAATTTATTAGATATAGTATAACCAGCACCACCATTGTTTAATATCCAGGTATTAGTGTCCATTGATCCATCTATTGCATAACTACTTGACCGTGTTATTGTTTCAAAAGTGAAAGAAAAAGTGTTTTCTAAATCATCACTTTTATGCCACGTTGAATGATTAAGATAAACATTAGTAGTTCCATTTACATTTGCTAAAGCAAACATAGGAGCACTGCTACAATCACCTGGGATAAGTGTTGTAGTTCCATTAAAATCTGTATAACTTAATAGTTTTATAGTTGGATCACCAGCAACTGCTATACTAGCATCGACAAAGTCTATATTAACTCCACCTGATGTAATAGATCTTAAATTTTTAACGATTGGCTCAGGGTATCTTAATGGTTGAGGTATAGCATTGTAAGTACCATTGTTAAAACCACCAGCGCCACCATTATCATTTCTGTTCCACGTTGGAACACAGCCAGGAGTAGTGTCATATCCCTGGTTTGTGGATGGGCCGTCTTGAGCATATCTCATACCAGTGCCAGTAACTGCATTAGCTGTAGCATCTGCGGTATTACCTTGTACAGGTCCACCCCAAGAAGCTCCACCATTTGCACATGGATTAGGACCACTTATAACTAAATCCCCATCCCACATACCTACACCTTCAATAGGTGAAAGAGGAGTCGTGTCCTCTGGTATAGTACCACCTGGATCTGTTAAAAGATCTTGTGGTGCAAATTCATCTTCTTCTAGTATAGCTGTATTTAATTCACTTATAAGTCCTGAAGTACTTGTTTCCCAATATATATCTAACTTAGAAACAATAGGTTCTGTTTCTAATATAGCTAACTGCGGATTCATATTTCCAGGATTTGGATTAAGCTTTACAGTCATGTATGTTGCTCCTTCAGCATTACCACTTTTAACTTTTGCAGCGAAGTTATATTGATAGTTTGTACCAACGTGACCATAGGTTGAGGTTGATAAACCAGCGGTAGCATTTTCTTGCTGTGTTAATATTTTTTGTAAATGCCAAGGAAATCCATATATATTATATCCTTTAACACCATTTTCACCATTAGAGTTAGAAACGCTAATACTTGCTTTTCTGTATTGTGTGATATTGTCACTAAATTGTAAAGTCCCAGTATCTGCTTCATCTGATGGTGGGGTTACTCTTAATCTGTAAATGTTGTCTATGTTAATTAATAAACCAACACCTTTACTTCCTAATAACCCATACTGAGATGTAGGCCTAGGACCTGAAACTCCAGTTGGTTCAGATGGGGCAATAGCAGTAGTAGGTGAAGGATATTGACTTAAATAATTGTAAGGTGCATCATAGGGTCTTGGCGTAACGGCATCTTTTAATCTCGTATCTTCATACGAATAATATATAATACCTACATTTTTTGTTCCTCTAATATAATCTTTTCCATAAGAATTACCTGGAGTATTACCTACATACTCAAGGTTATTGGTGAGAAAATTGCCTTTAAAAACCTCGTAAGTTACCTTACCAGCAAAAGGGCTAGGGCCTCTAACACCTAAGTAAGACAACTCCTTTTGTTGATCTTCAACCGATAGTTCGCTATTTAGCTGAATTTCACCTTTAGCCATTAAAGGATTATCTTGAAAATTATAAAATGAATAAGCTTCATTAAAAGGTGGGTTTGCTGAAACATCCCATAAACCTAGTTCCGTACTAGTACCTATAGTTGTTATTTCTAAAACTCTTTCACCTGGGTACCATTGCTTATTAAATTGACCATATAGGTTAGCAAACGTTGTGTCTTTAGGGGTTAGTACAGTGTTGCTTGGTCTTTCACCAACTTGTTCAGTGGAAGTTTGAAAGCCTCCAGTTCCTCCCATTGGGCCAGTATAATTAACAACTCTAGGTATAAGTTTTACAGATGAGTTTGTTAAAACACTACCAGCATCTAAATCTCTAGCTCTATCTCTAGATTTTAATCTAATTTGATCATCTACATCATAAGGATCTGCCGAAAAGGTTTTCCCCGCGTCTGTAGGATCAATAAAGCTATAATAATCGGGATCGGCAGATACTGTTGGTCTACCTGTTCTAAATTTAGATTGAGTTGGACCTACTTGAGAAAGATCTCTAGGAACTTTATTTATATTGTCACCAAAAAGCTGTACGTGAAAAGTAGGATCATCTAGTGTAGCTCCACTTAAATTGCTTATGTAATCACCTGAGGTTTGCGAAACTCCTGATAGTAATATACCTGCATTTGGTCCTTCACCATCGATATATCCACTTAATATACCTGGTGTATAGACGTTATAGTATTCATTTTCTTGCTGTTTTACAACCACTTTATAACTATACCAACCAGTTGGATTAGGTGTTACTAAATTACCTACTTGTAAAACTAAAGCGTCTTCACCGCCGCCAGGTATTATAAACTCATCTCCTACTTGGTAAGATTCTCCAGGATTCTCAATAACAACTCCTGTAACTAAACCGTTGGTAACAGTCGTACTTACTATTAACCCTTCACCAGTGCTTGAGTTTAATGGATAGCTAGATGGTTGCATAGCACTTCCAGGAGATATTATATTAATAGATAATACGGTACCATCACCTGCGTATAAACCTGGTGTTCCTGAAGTGGAATTAAATGTAGATTTAATTTGATCTAAAAAAGTTATTTTTAAACTATCACCAGGCCAAGTATCATAAGGAACTTCAGGTGAAGATTGACTATCAAAGGCTGTTAGTAAATAATCACCAGTAACACCGCTCGAAAACTGACTAAAATTACTCGCATTTTCTACTAAACCATCAACATTATAGTTTTGGCCATTTTTATATGGATGATATATAGTGTTAGCTTTGTTATCAGCTGAAAGTAAAACCGTTGATTGCCTACCGTATCTATCTGATAACACTACCCCTACTTGATAATTCCTGTTTTGTTTTAAAGTATGATTTTGATATTCAACCCTAGTTAAATTGCTTCCTGATACAACGTTTGTTGGACGACCTTGAGGATCAACTATAGATTGGTCGTACTTTAACTTAGAAGAAGCACTTACAAAATAAGGTATATTAGAAGGCGGTGTATGCTTATCAAGATAATTTCCATAAGCAATTGCATCTTCAACAAACTCTTGTGTGGCAGCTCTTACTGGAATTTTGTCATAAACTCTTGTTAAATCTTTCGTTGGTAATGTTTTATAAGGTTTTTGAGATAAATACTCATACAATAAAACTTCTTGATCAGCGTAGTCTAATATTAACTCACTATCTATTTTTAATGATTCAACTACATTTAAAGAACTTAAGTTAGATTGTTTAAATATTATATCTATTTCTTTTATTTTAAATCTATTAATAGCTTCTCCCCATGTTTTATATGGAGATTTTATTACCACTCTAACATAATTAACTTTATTAACCATAAACTCAAGTTCAGTTGTGGCAAAAGTTCTTTTCTCTTGTGCGTTTGTAACAAAGTAGCCATCTTGTTGAGGAACAAAAGCCGCTTGAGTAAATGGTGATATTAAAGAATATTCATTGTCAGCGTTTTTAAATCTCCATGCAAACCTAACAAATTTATCTTGTAAAAAGTCTTTATCTCCTTCGTAGTTAGCGTCGTAAAACGGGTTGTCAGCTACGCCATCAGGAAGTTTAGGGGTAACTCTATCTTGAAGTGTGGATTGAGCACTTACAATAAGTTGAAAAGTTGCTGTACCTTGCGCAACTGTGGAATCTCTACTGTTAGTTAAGTAACAAAAACTTTGATCTTCATAACCTACTCCTATAGATATAACTTCAAACTGATCAATTAGTTGAGTATTACCATCAATACTTAGTACTCTTATTTTAGCTCCTCTTCCTTTGTTATTATAAGCTCTTAAATAATATACTTCATTAACTAGATAGTCATTAGCATTACCTGCGTTAGAGGGTATAACTTTAACTATAGCATTATCTATTAATAACGGTGATTCATACGGGTAATATTTAGCAACACTTATTTGATCTTCACATGTGTAATAGGTAGGAGATGGGACATCTGAAGGGTTGGCTAGTCTTATATTTATTTTTCTAGGTTGGTTTCTATTATCTGTAAAATATAAATAATCTTCTACTAAGTTAACAAAATTTATAGGGTTACTTTTAGAGAAATTAAGAAAATAACCTTCAATAAGTTTAACTATATTAAGAGTATCTAGCTGTATTAATTGTATTGAGTGTATAGAACTAGGAGAAGCAAAATTAGAGAGAGTGTCTGGAGAAGCGTCTGTGTAGTTAGTTAAAAAAACAAAAACTCTATTATTAGCTACGTCCATAAAATAACCCACAACTTCTACAGTGCATTTAGTAGTGTAACCAAAGTCTGTAATTTTGAAATTACCAAGTACATTTTCTAGAGAACCAACATCATCACCGTCAGATTTACTAATCATAACGTTTCTAGCGTCTCTGTATTCGTTGTTTGGAACTAATCTTTGCTCTAAATCTTTATTCATTTTAGAGCTCATAAAGTTGTTTCTAACTTCTGCCATATTTAATGTTTAATCCATTTAGATTTACCTCTCATAATTTGAGTAAATTCTTCTAGTTTGATATTTGATAATCTTATTTTAGCATTTCTAAGTTCAGCAGATCTCCTTCTTCTATATCTTTGTACTATATATTCAGGTACATTAATTCTAGATGATAAAACTCCATAAGATATATGCATATACATAGCTTCTTCTATCATCTTAGGGATTTTAGAATCCATATTATATGCTAAACCATCTGATATGTATTCTAATATTATACATTTCCCTACTAAATTACTTGAAAATCCAAATGTGCCTGTTCTTCTATTTATAGTATACCAACCATTCTCTTGAGTTGTTTCTGGAGCTAAACCATATCTTTGTCCATAAAACAATTTCCAATATTCCCAATCATAAACACCTAAATTATCTAAATCATACTCTCCTGTTAGGTTTTGCTGGTTAAATCTTTTCCATCTTTCCTCTGCTTTAGACTGAGCTGCTTGTATATTGCTCTCTATTCCAGGTTCGTTGTCTTGAGTGGGTATTCCCTCAGAGTCTTGTATTGGCAATTGAGTAGGATCTGATGTTAAATTAGGTTCAGCTGGATATATAATTCTTTTTACTCCAGCACTATCAAGCCAACTTACTTTTACATAATTTACATAATCTTGAGGTATTGGTAAAGCTAAACTAGGCGGTATAGTAAGTTCTTGTTGGTTAATACTTCTTAATGTATCGTAACTAAACTCTTGCAAACCTCTTTTAGCGTGAAATATAACGTCTGTTCTAGATACTTTAGGTATTAACTTTCCTTCTCCAACATAACCAACCATAAAGTTGGAAACAATTTCTTTTAATGATATGTATTCATAGCTGCCATAGTTATCTTCTACAGCTTGCTTAGTAAGTTTTACTAATATTTGATCACCATTTAATGGCGCTACATTAAACTCAATTTGATTAGTAGGTTTAGAATTTAACGTATAATTAGAAACAACACCTCCATTTACATAAACTTCAAAATTACTTAAAACTGTTTGTGTTGGTACTCCTATTACTAGTTGAGTGTTAAATGTACATTGAAACTTAGTTTCAGTACCATCTCCAATAAATACCTGTTGACCTGCATAGTAATTTGCGTTTGTTTCATCGATTAAACCACCGTCTGGATATTGTAGTGCCATTTTTTATTAAGATTTTTCTGTTACTTCTTCTTGTTGCAAGGCTTTCTCAGCAGCACCTACAATTTGTGGATCTCTTATTATTACTCCAGCATACATTAGTATAGCTAAAACTACCTCTGTTTTTTCTTGATCAGATATTTCAAAATGAACTGAACCATCTGCTGAGTTAGGATATTCAGATTGTGATCCTGGCTCTACATACACGTATTGTCCTTGTGTACCTATATCAAATGCCCATATAGGATTTTTAGGTTTTCTAACGTAGTTTACCGTAATTTTATTTATGCTGTTTGGAAATACTCTAGCTTGGTTAGATGACTGTGGGGTTGCCACAGAGTTTTCTAAAGTATATAAAGGGGCAGCAGCTGTTGGAGCTGTAAGTTTTGATCTTCTTATTTTAGTTAGTTCATGAACAGTGCACTTTTGTATTTCTAACTCTAATAAGTTGTTAGTTTCATAAGTTAATGTTCCTAGTCTATGTACGGGATAAGTAGTACCCTCTGACGCAGTTGTTGAGTTTTCTCCTATTATAAACGGTGAATAAGCTTGACCTGTAATAGTACTATCTACATCAATTTGCTCTGATATTTCAAATAACGCTATTTTTTCTTCAGTAGATTTTATTCTATCTGCATATTCACTTGCGACAACAGGTGATCGTAAATAAAAGTTTAAGTCTTCAAAATATTTTTCAAAAATACCCTGCTGTACTTGAGCAGCCACTTGATTAAACTCAGGTGGAGTCATATATCCTCTTTGTTCTTTGTTTAATATAAAAAGTACTGTTTGATATACATCATTTACGTCTATTGCCATTTGTTTTAGTTTAAAAAAAAAAGGTGGCGGAAGGCCACCCTTTTTATAATCACTTGTTATTTTAACTTTTTCTCTAAAGTTTTATAAACTTCTACGCCTTCATCAGTTTTAAACCAAGCAGCCAAAGCTGAATATGGATTTTCTTCAAAAGGTATAGTCATTAATTTTCTACCATTACTTCCCCATTGGAAAGTTCTTTGGTCTTGAGACATCTTTAATAAACCTTGTTCCGTGGCTTTAATACCAAAGTTTCTTAGAATAACGTTTTCATCATTCATTAGGTTTAAGAACATGTTAGGTTCTTTTTTAGCCATTAATATGATATCTCTTTTTATTTCCTTAGAACTCATCTTAGACACATCTGATCCTACTTCAACTCTAAGTATAGCTTCAGCTTGGTCTATATCTAAATCATAAGCAGATGTTGTAGCTTGAATTTCTAATTCTAACATATCAAAATCATCTTCTGCTTCTTGAATAGCATCAAACTCTTCATAAAGTTCACCTTTCATTGGGTGGTAAAGAGATAAAAGCTTTTGTAAAGTAGTATTATTTTTACTAACAGTTAAAGTTCCGTTTTGAAAAATAATATGTTCTAAAGTAACGGGTCCTTCTTGCTCGTCTACAAATATTGACTTTTGATTAGTAGCATATCTTAGCTCCCTGTTATATCCTTTTTCTGAATCAAACCATAATAAAGGATGTCTACGAGTATGTCTAGAACCTAGTTTAAATATCAAAGGAGATGTGTTTCCTTTTAAATAATAGTTTCTATCTTTATACTCAAAAATGTTTTTTGTTTCTTGTTTTTTCATAATATAATATAATATAATAATTAAAAAGACCCCGCCGAAGCGGGATCTTATTATTGTTTACGTAAGCTCAACGTTAGTGCAAGCCACACCAGCTGGTAAAACTACCATCGGATGTGAATTTGGAGAAGTCAAAGCTGTTTGTAAAGCTGTATTTAATGCAAGCGAAATAGTCGCAGCATTATCAGCAGTACCTCCAGTTATATCTATCTCCCAATGTCTACCGTGCTCAGGTTCTATTTGTTCTATCTTCCAAGTATTATAGGCTGAAGCTGTATCAGGTATAACACATAGTAACTCGCCATTAGCTGGACAAGATATTTCTGCATTAGCACCACCACCTTCTAACATAGACTCAGTAATAGCAAGAGTAATGTCTATAGGATCACCACTGTTTTGAACTTCTGTTGTTCCACTAGGAAGTGCAAAAGTTAAAACTTCACCTTCAACATACCCAGTGCCATTTGTGTCTACTGTTTTTACCGATAAAACACCAGCATTGCTAGTTTCAAAAGTAATAGTTAAACCAGATCCACTACCACTACTAGTAGGGGTTATAGGTCCACTTTCTTGACTATTAACAGCTGACGCAAAAGCGCTAGTGTTAAAATCACTAATGTCTATATCAGAAACGTCTAACGCTCCTGCTAAAGGAATTAAAATTATATTTTCCATAACTATTTATTTTGGCGCATCTTCACTAGTTATAGCAAGCGGTGTTGCCGCGTCTAAAGTTAGTGAACTGTTTACCGGTGAAACATATTCAACAATTCCATTAGGAATTTGTTGTACCTTTTTTACAGCAGCTTGTAATGAAACAATCTCTGCAGAAGATATATCAGCGCTAAACTTAAGTGTAGCAGTGTGTACTTTAGGTCCAGACTCAGAAGCAACGTTGTAGTATAAATATACTTCATCCGCATCTTTAGCGTCTACTCTAAATACACTTGACACATTTAAGCTTAACTTACCGCCTGTTGCCCAGGCTATGTTTAATAAATTTGCCATATTTTCTATTGTTTAAAGATTAATAATGTAAATTATACAGTCGACTTAAACAATACGAAGTTATTTGCAGCTTGAGTAACTAAACATCTTTCTGTCAAGAAATGAACTTGCATAGCATCGATGTCAGAAGTATACGCGCCACCTACAGATCCAGTGATCCATGACTTATATCTTCTATCATCAGCTTGAGAAGCTCTATATCTTACGTGTAAGAAAGGTCGTCTTATGTTTTGACCTAACATTTGATCGTATACTGTAGATGTTCCAGCAGGTACCATAACACCATCGATGTCTCTAATCATACCTCTAGTTGTAGCATCATTTAAGTATTTCCAGTCAGTTTTATAGAAGTCATAAGAACCTCTTCTAAAACCAGCAAATCCAAAGTTAAGTGCCATTTCTTGCTCATTCTCAAATAAACCGTAAGAAGCAGCTTGAGTAGAAGCGTAACCTCCACCAGCTTGAGCAGCGATCATATCATCAAAATCAAGAGCAGTAGCTCTGTTTAAGAATAACATGTTCTCTTCAATTGCTCCTTGCTTGTCTAATTGCTTAAGGATAGCATCGAAATCACCTAATGCACCAGCTCCAGGAGCAGCAGCACCAGCAAAATCATTCCATACTAAACCTCTGTCTTCGATAGCATCAAAAAGACCTTGAGTACCTTTAACAGGTGCGTTAGTTGCGCCCGGAACGAAAAGAGTGTTTCCAGCAGCGTCTAAAGCAGCAGAACCAGCATCAGCTTTTACACCTTCAACACACATCATTTCCATATAGTCCTCAAATCTAAGTCTTGTTTCAGCTTCAGATTTCATATACCAGAAATATCCAGCAGATCCATCTTCAGCAGCAATCTCAATCCAACCAATTTGAGCTGTATCAGAACCAGATACTTCAAAGTAATCCTTCATAATGATAGGACTATTAGAGAAAGTACTTGGCACAGGCTCAATTGAATCTTGGTTATTACCAACACCTTTTGGAAATTCAGATCCATAAACAAATAGTTTATAATTATCTTCAAGAGATCCAAAAGCTGCAGTGATATCTGCATCTTGGTAAGGTAATAAAGTTGCTTCACTGTTTGCAATGTCTATAACACTAACAATACATTTTGCAGTAGTGTTTCCATTAGCTAATAAAACAGTGTTGTTGATTTTCAAAGCAAAGTTACCAGGTATTTTGAATACATTAGAGCTAGAAGTAGTTCTTTCAACACCTTCATAAGCAATATGTAATCTATTTTGTTCAGACCAAATTACTTGATCAGATGTCATTGGCATTTCAGCGCCAACCATTCTTAGGAAACCACCTAAAGTTCTGTTTCCATATCTCTCTACTTCTGCTTCGTAAAGCTCAGGTAGATACTGTTGTGTCCATGTAGAAAAATTGCTGTCATGAAAATTAATATAATTATCAGGCAGGGTCATCTTCTGTGGCATCGGCTTAATCTGAGCTGGAAAAGCTCCAGTATTAACACCGGTGTTATTATTTACAAATCCCATTTTTATGATTTTAAGTTAAAGTTATTTTTTGTATTTTTTAATTTTTAACTTGGAACTATCATCTCCGCTTATTGCTCTAACCTTGTATCCATTAAAAGTAATTTCACCTGGGTTAGGCTTTGCAGCATTGTCTACATTAGCTGATTTACCCATAACACCTTTAATTCCATCAGCTTTACCTTGTTCGTAAAAGTGACGAGCTAAAGAATCTGGGTTTCTAGCAGCGTATATAGCCTTGTGATAGCCATTAAAATCAGAAACTTCTCCATCCTTGTTTAAGAACTTCTTAACTAGATTGTTAAGGTCTGACTGTGCTTTAGCAGTGTTTTCAGTATTATTCAACTTGTACTTAATATTCTTATCACCTAAATCAAAATCGAAACCCTCGAAATTATTAAAGTAACTATCAGTACCTTGTTGAAATCTACCAAAACGTTTTTTATTCACATCTTGTTCCACGTTATATCTATTGAAAAAGTCCATTGCTTTTTTAACCTCATTAGAATTTTCTGATGGTTTCAACTTGATTTCATCATAATATTTCTTTTTTGTTGATTCTAAAAAGCCTTTGGCCTTTGCAACTTCTTCTTTTAAAGCTATTTCTTTTTGAGTGATGGTTTTATCATCGTCCTCGTCTTCATCCCAATCAAAATTTTCTTCGATCAACCATTCGATCTCATCAAAACTTAAATGTGGTTTCGTAGCTTTATAATATTCCATTAATAACGAATCACTATCTAATTTTGAGTAATCCGCATTTAACCTTACATAGTCTTCAACAGTTCCTCCAGTTTCTTCCATGAATTGCACTAGCTTTTCAATGTTTTCTGGAAGCTGTTGTTGAGGTGCTTCGGTTTTAATATCTTCTTGTTTTTCTTCCTCTTTTTCTTCTACCTCTGGTTCTTCAGTAGCTTCTATTACTACTGTTTCTTTTTCAACCTCTTCGGTAGCTTCTTGCTTTTCGGTGTGTGTTTCTCCCACCTTTTCGCCATCTCCGGATGTTGCATCCACATCCACTTTCTCTGCGCTTGACTTTTGAACGGCATCTTCTGTTTCTTTTTCTTTTTTCTCTATAGCTTCTTCCTCTTGTTTTTTAAAGTCAACAACAGTTGTGTTGTCTTTAGTTTGAGAAAGTTTTTTAGGCTTCTTTTTCATTTTAAATTCGCCTTCTTGTTTTACTTCTTCTGACATAATATAATATAATAATTAATAATTAACGAGGATTAAAGGCCTCTAGCCCGAATGAACCATCTAAAACATCATTGCCTGATGATTCAAAATCTGTCGGCATACCATCGTCTTTTCTTTGTTGTATCATTTGACTTTGCTGTGTCGCTTGTATTTTAGTTCTTTGGTCTTTACGATTTTCTATTTCTGCTATTTTCTCACTTTCGCTTTTTACTTTAGCTTTAGAAAGCTCCATATTGTATTGAAACTCTAAATCCATTAATTCTCTTTTAATGTTAGCTTCTGTTTGCATTCGTTGTATTTCAAACTGAGATTTACCTTGCTCTATTTGAAGTTGACTTTCAGTTAAAGCTTGTTGCTTTTGAACCTCATATAAAGCAGCTTGTTGAGCAGTCTCTTGATTAGCTTGAGCTTGAGCTTGTATATTAGCTTGTTGCATAGCTTCTTCTCTTTTCTCTTTCTGCTGTCTTCTTTTCTTGAGTAGTTGATTAGCTAGTTTTATATTATTTACATTTCTAATATCTATAGCATCTTCCAAGTCTATACTACCCTGACTTAAAGCTGTCTGTATATTTTCCTCAAGTTTAGCTTTGTCTTCGTCGTCTGGTTCTAATTCTATAAATATACCAAAATCATGAAGTTCCTTACTCATTAACTCGTCTAGTGTTGCGGCATTAAAAGTAGTAATAGAATCTTGTAAAGCTATTCTAGTTAAAGGAAACATTAAAGAGTCGTTTATTCTTCTTGCGATGTTTTCACAAGTTTTTAATGTTAAAAATAAACTTGCTTGTAGTATGTGTCTTGTAGCTGTATTACTGTTTGCCGCAGCTAATTTCTGTAATCCTACTAATGAATCTCTATCTGGTAAACTACCATCTCTTGCTTCGTTTAACCCGGTTGTATCTCTTATCATTTGTAAATAGTACTGATAAGTTTGTATTAAACTTTGTATTTTAGCACCACCACTAGAACTCTGTAATTCTTGTATAGGTATTTTACCTCTGTTTAATTCACCTTCTTGAGTTAAAGATCTACCAACAACACTACCTGTTTGGAAATACATATTAAGAGCTTCTGCTGGGTTGTAGTTAGTTCCATTTCCTAAATCAACCTCTGCTAATCCATCAACATCAAGATAGACACCATCAGGAACCATTCTAGCTAATACTTGTTGAATTTTTAAATGCGTTAACTGTATCATGTCAGCAAAACCTGTTATTCTACTCACAATAGATTCTATTCTACCTCTGTACATTTTTGGTGCACAGATTTGATAATTCATGTTTACCTTAGGAGAGTTAGCTTCTGGTCTTGTCATGTTTCTAGCCATTTCCCAACTTAACATCATTGGGTGACCTAAGATTTTAGCTCCAGTATATAAAACTTCTATAGTTCTTGAAACCCTTTTAAACGAGTCGTTTTCAGGTGGTAAAAAAGTATCTTCTTTTAAAAGAGCTTTTTCCATACCATGGTGGTTTTCTTTTATTTTAAAAACTTGATCTATAAATGTTTTGTATTCAAAAAATAAAACTTGAACAGTATTATCATCATATCTACCGTTCCATCCTCTCATGTACTCCTCGTTACCCTTATACTTTTCTATAACTTCTAATTCTTCAGGTCCTATTTTTGGAAACTGCTTTTTAAGTTGAGGTATTGTTAGATATTTTATTTCACCAACATAATAAAGATCTTCAAAGTTAGGATCCTCAGTATATGACCAAACCATTCTTGATGGATCACAGTAGTCTATAACCACACCTTCAGATTTGTTCCAACAAGTTTTTACCGCTGCTATTCCTAATACAACTAAATCTTCATTTAATCTTTTTCTTACTAAATCATATTTGTTTTTTGCCAATACTTGATCTATTGCTTCTTCTTCAGCTATTTCTATAGACTGCTTATAAGTAAGTTGTAAGTGCATTGGTATTTCATCTGTACTTTCTGGGGTATTTTTATCTTCTGTAAAGTTTTTAACACCCATGCCAGCAAATATTTGCTCCACGGCAGCATTGTATTCTTTTAGTTGTATATCTTGTAAAAGCTTTTGTGCGTAATCTGTTCTTTGTTGTCTTGACTCTGGATCTTGAGCAATTGTTTTAACGTCATATGTTCTCTGAGACATGCCATTAACAACTATATCTACAAATTTAGGTATAACTGGAACAGGTTTCCAATCAAGGTTTAAATAGCTAAGGTCACCATTTATAGCTAACTCATCCTTGTATTTTTGTACAGGTTGCTCTGCTCTGGCGTAAAGTCTTAAAGTGTGAAACCAAGTGTAGTTATTGTAGAATTGATAACCTGTACCTCTGTAATTTCTAAACCACTCTGATTCTATAGCCCTGCCCACTGCTAGACCATATTGCTCAGTATTCTTTTCAGCCAATGGAACTGCTTGATCTGGAAAAACGCTATTAGTGTTAGTGTATATTTGCATTTATTTATGTGTTAATTTTTGAAGTGTATCCAGTGTTATCATAAGTTTTTATTCCTAAATTAAATTTTTTTAAATTGACTAAAGCATTTGGTCTATATCTGTTTTTATTGCAAGCCATTATAGCTAAACCAGAACTAATAGTAGCATCATGCTTTGTTCTATTATTTATGTCAAATGTAGCCCAATCTTCTAAAGTCTTCTGAAAATACATATCACCTATTTCTTCATCATTGTACCCTATATAATCTTCTATATAAGTTTCAATAGCTGCTGCATGAGCTTGTTTTATATCTTGACTGGAGTTTGGTATTCCACCAATTTCTCTTTCAGTGACGGAAAGCTTATTCCAAGTTTTGTCTGGTCTATTCATACTAAAACCTCTATAACCTCTTCTTTTAAAATAATACAACAATCTTGGTTTGTTGTTTTCACAAAGCAAGGGCATGCCATAAAAAATACAAGCCATCAGGACATCTTCAAAAAATACCTCAGCTGTTTGAGGTCTTGATATATATTCTAAAAAAAAGTGGTTGGGTGGCGCATCTTCCATTGAAAACTTAGTCAATCCATGAAGTGCTCCTTTAGACCCGCGACCATCGACAGTACCACTAATATCATAAGAGTCACAACCAAATGCTCCGATATGATCGTTTCCAGGGTGTTTAAGTCCATTTTTTAATATTATTTTATTTTGCAAATTTGAAGGTGGTATCCAAGAAACAAGGAACCTTCCATTATTGTTAGGTACAAATATTACTTGTGTATCTTTAACAGCTCTTGTCCATTGAAAATTACCTTTAGTAATGTTTTTATTGGAATTAGAATATTCGTTATAATCTATTTGCTGATATATTTTTGTTAAATTAAATAAACTATTTTTAGCTTCATCTCTAAAAGCGTGAGCTTCACTTCGAGGAAACTGTCTATAGTATTCGTTTAAACTATCTTGATCATTTTTTAATCCCTCTACTTCATTCTCCCAATGTTCAATTACTCCTGTATCAATTGGGACATTATCAATTCCGAGGACTTTATTTTTTGGCGTAGTGAATACAGGTAATCCAAAAGTATCCATGAATCCTTCGTAGTTCCACTCCATAGGGATGAAAAGAGAATAGAGTCCGCTAACTGTTTGTCCGTTTCTATTTCTTTTTGTAACGTCTGAATTGTAGTAAAGTTTTTTGAAGTTATTTCCACCTTTATCTAATGCGTTTGAAGTTGAGCCCATCATACACTTGCCTACTATTCTTCGGCCTAATCTTAATGTAGTTTTTGTAACTCTCCAGTTGTTTAATATATTGTC